TCGTATCCGCGTGGGTCATCGACCACCGCTTCTACTGTATCGTCGTTAATAATGCGAAACTCTTTACCATGTATTTTGATTCGAGTTCCAGAATATGCCCTAGTAATAACGAAGTCACCTTCTTTACACCAAGGTCCTGTAGGAAATCTGTCTTTGTCTGCGTAAGCCATATCTCCTAATTTGATAACAAATAAAACTACAGTTGAGTGTTCTTCAATATGTTTTGTTTTATCTGCTTTGATTAAACCACTTTCATACTTTTCATCGACAGAAGGTACTGCACATAAAATGCGATAGCCTCTAACTTCTGGTAATTGAGTGGGTTTTTGTTCTTTTGGTTCCTCTATTTGATGTAGATTTTTACCTTTAGCATCTACAATAGTTTTACTAGGCGTAATGATTTCACTCATCGTCGTCCTCCATATGTTTTGCAAGGTCTGCTATTTGTCTTTGTGCAATCATAAGACCTCGAACTATGCCTACACTGTTTTGGTACTGTGCAAAATCTTTTGCTGTTCCGTCACCTAAACCTTCTATAATTTGTATGCGTTCTTCTTCTAACTTTTCAGTTAAAAGTTTTAACGTACTATCCATTTTTTGCCTTTCTTATCGTTGTGAATCTTTCGTTGCTTGGGGTTGAGCTTTAATAGCATCAATACCTAGTTTTGTTCCTTGTACTAATTCTTGTGAATCTACTCGACGATTATCCATTGCAGCATTAGCGCCAATTTTAGCTCCTGCAATTCTTTCATCAGACTCAAGTTTCATTTTTTCTAATTCTAGTTTAGCTCTTTCTAACTCAATATCAGCTTGTGCTTTTTGTGCTTTAGTTTGAGCTTCCATTTCTTTAATCTGTAGTTCTTTCTGTTGCATCTGCATAACTGGGTCTTGTTGTTTAGCCATAATCTCTTGTGCTTGAGCTTCTTTAATATCTTTATCAAGCAACTGTTGCGCAGCTTTAGCTACAACTCTAGATAAGTCTAATTCAACTTGTTCATCAATCTTCTCATTAGGTGCAGGTAGTGCAACACCAACTTGTTCTTCAATTTGTTTGCGATATTCAAATGCTAAATGTTCTGCAATATGAGCCTCCATAGCAGCTCGTACTGTATTTGCATTAGGGCTTTGACCTACTAATGCAAGTATTTTAGGGTCTTGCATAAATGCCATGTGAGTAGCAATATGTGCTTGATGGTCTTGATATATAAATGCCTGAACAGGTTTATTATTAATTACATTCATATTTTCAGACACAGGGTCTTGTGGTTTTGGTTTATCTGATTGAGGTATTAGTTTATCAATATTCTTAACTCCTAATACTTCTAACATTTGTTTATTAAGCTCAACCATGTCATATATAGTTGGGTTAGCCTGTGCTAATTGCATCACAGCTTGATATTGAACAACCTTTTGAGACATCGTTGCAGCATTAGGGTCTGATACAGGAATTACTTCTACTGTGTCATAGTCTTGCTGTTTAATTTGTGGTTTACCATCATCCGGTGTATATGAATAGTCTGGTGAAGTAAAATCTCTAATAATACCTTTTAGTAATTTAAACTCTTGTTTCATTGCATAGTGAATACGACTTTGAACAGCTGACATCACTTTGAGTGTGCGTTCTAAAATTGCAAGAGTTGTACCAACTGGAGCGTTGGCTGACATATCTGAAACTTTTAAATCAGCCGCTGAAGCAAATCTCCTACCCTCATCGATAATTTGATTCATTAACTGATTTAAAACTTGGCTAGGCTCTTTATAAGGTAAAGCCATAATATTGTCACGGATAGTACCACTCGGTACATCTACATCACGGAATTCAGCAGGAGCAATTGGTGTTTCATCTCCTTTAATTCTAAGACCACGTGATTTAAATCCGCCTGGTAAGTTTGATAGTGTTCCTGCATCAACTAATTGACGAAGAATCATTGTGCCTGATTTAGCAAAAGCACCAATTAAATGAATTAGACCAAAACAGTAGAAACCAAATCCTGGTACATATCCATAATGCACAAAGTGTTGACGTTTTTGTTTAGTGTCATCATCTTGGTTCCAGTTACGTCTAATAGATAAAATAGTTTGTGTTGAGCGTTCAATAGTTACAACGTATGGTAGTGCAATACCTGTAGGTTTGCCTTTCTTATCTTTATCTTCATATCCTTCTAAGTCAAGGTCAACGTGCATCTCTAAAACTTTAAATCTGTTGTCAGTTGTTGCATTGAATCCCATCTTCTCTGCAATCTTCTTCTCAACTTCTTCTAAGTCATATGATGGTTCACCTAAATCTACATCACGATAGAATCCAGCTACTTGTAATTTTCTTAATTCATTTCCTGTCTTACGCATTACATGTGTTACACGCTCTGCAGTTTCTAAAGATGAAGCACCGTAAGGTACAACTAAATCTTCAGCAGGGATATACATAGATACCTGACGTTCTAGGTTCGGGTCATAATATACTTTCTTAAATGCATTACCAGCTAAACCTAAACCCCATAACATGCGTTCATGTTCAGGTCTATACTCAACCATCTTCTGAGTAAGCTGATAGTTCATATCATCTTGAACACGCTTAGCAGCTTCTTCTTTTGCTTCTGTTATTTCACCAATGATTTGAGTTTTTACAGGACCTGCAGCAGGGAAAGTCTCAGTCATAGTTTCTGCTTGGAACTTAACTAGAGTTTCTGTCATCAATGGGTGGAATACATTACATGCACCTTCCCATGGTTCACTTCTATCTTCTAGTTTAAGTCCTAATAACTCTAAGCCATCAACATAAGTATCAAGCCAGTCGCGTCTTGCAGAAATATCCCCTTCGTAGTCACTTAATAATTCGTCTGCTAATTTTTCTAAGTCGTCTTCTTCAATTTCTTCAGCTAAGTTTGCATTGAACTCATCATCTTCCATAGCATCTTTATCAAACTCTAGCTCTAGTCCACCCATTTTAATACTTACTTCTTCTGGGTCTTCTATTTCAATTTCTAATTCAGGTTCTTGAGTAGCCATTTCATCCATCATTTCTGATAAACCTTTTGGTGCTTGAGCTAACCCTTTATCTATATCATTCGCTGCCATTGTATTTTCCTAGTAATTTTTTTATTTGTATTTCTACCAAATTTACTATGATTAAAAGAATTAAATTTGTAATTTTTACAACTCTATACAGTATATAAACGCTTTTGACCATGCCCTTTAAAATACTGTATATCATCTTCTTCATCACTGGGTAACCTGATAAACCCGCCTTGCCTAAATCTCATTAAAGCTAATGTAGTTGCATCCACTAAGTCATCATTAGCGCCTGATGGAAAATCATTACATTCTTCTATAACTTCATTTGCCCATCTTCTGTCTGGAGCCCATACTATACCAGAACTAAATAAATCGGAAACTGCATTAACTCTGCTTATTTTATCCTGTCCTTTGCCTGGTGTAAACTCTCCAACGGGAATACCCATCCGTCTGAACTCTTGATAGAGTGCAGCCCCGTTAGATTTTTTCTCAACAATAAAGGCGTCGGGTTCCCAATCTCTATATTCTTCTATGCAAAGTTGCTTTAACTCGGGGAATTCCAATCGTTTTTTGATTGAGTTCAATAGTATTATATTATAATTATTGGTTTCTTCGTTAAGAAAAACACCCCAAGTTGTCAGAGCATTATAGTCTGACCTATTATTTGCTTCCTGCGCAGCATCGAGAGTCATTATAATAAACTCACATGATGGTGGGTTTTCTTCTTCCCATGTATTCCACCACTCTCTTTTAATTAATGCACCTTCTTCTGATACTGGGTTTTGTAAATACTGAGCATTCCAATATCTAATATCTAGTGCTGCACGTCTAGCTTTTAATTCTTCTAGTGACCAGAACTCTGGCCAAAGTGGTACTTCATCGCCTTCTTTATTTTCTAATATTGCTGGAAATTCAACAACTTCCCAATCATCAACTTCATCATTCTTAACCATCTGGTTAACTATCTGCCCTGTAAGGTCTAGCTTAGACCACCGTGTCATAACGACAATAATTGCGCCTCCGGGCATAAGCCGTTGTAAGGGACCCGACTGAAACCATTCCCACGCAGGGAGGAATACATCAGGCTTTCCGAGTTTGGCATCTTGCTCAGAGTGAGGGTCGTCGATGATAAATAAGTCTGCGCCTCGTCCAGCAAGAGCGCCGCCCACACCAATGGCAAAATACTCACCATTAAAATTAGTACCCCATCGCGAAGCCGACTTCGAATCTGCTTGGAGCTCAATACTTGGAAACACATCTTTGTATGAGTCACTACCCACGAGGTTACGAACTCTACGACCAAAGTTAACCGCAAGGTCAGCAGTGTGAG